AGGAGTTCCATCAGCTGCACGAAGGCACGGACCAGCGTGACTGGAATATGCGTTGCCCGAAGTGCGACCACCTTCAGCCCTGGTTGTGGGAACAGATCAGGTTCCCCGAGGACGCGAAGGCCAGCGGGACGTGGGACTTGCACAAGGTCAGCGTCGGCACGACCTACGAGTGCGCGGGATGCCGGACGCACCTGCCCGACACGAACGCTTCCCGCCTCGAGGCTAACGCACGTGGTGCCTTTGTGGCTACAGCCACCTCGTCCAACTCCGGGCACATCGGCCTGCATTGGAACAGCCTCGCGTCGATGAGCTGGGGCGAGCTCGGCGTGCTGATGCTGAAGGCCAAGGCATCGGCGGACGAGTATGGCGACGAGGAACCGCGACGCATCTTCAAGCAGAAGCGGCTCGCTCTTCCCTGGAGCGAAGAGGGCGGTGAGATGGTATCGCTGGCCGAGGCCGCGAACTACAAAATGGGCGACGACTGGGACGCGGAGGCCGTGATCACCCCGAAGGCCAAGGTGGTCGACCGCGAAGGCGCACCGTCCGGGAGCATCCCTTTCCGCACGATGGGCGTCGACGTTCAGCGCGGCCACTTCTGGGTGGTCGTCCGCCGTTGGTCGAAGACCGGGCATAGCCGACTGATGGCCTTCGCCCGCATCGACTCATGGGGCAACGTCGAGGCATACGCCAAGCAGCACGGCGTCCATCAGGCTCTGGTGCTCGTCGACTCCGGCGACAATACGCAGGAGGTCTACCGCGAGACGGCCAAGCGCAGTTGGAAGACGGCCAAGGGCTCCGGCTCCGACGACTTCGCGGTCACTTCAAAGGACGGCCAGACGACCCGCCGCTTCTATTCCGAGAAGCAGTCCATCGTCGTCCCTGGCATCCCGCAGAGGGCGACCCTGATCGTGCATAGTGCCACGGCAGGCAAAGACCTGCTCCACGGCCTACGAGCCCGCAAGGTCTGGACCTACTCGCTCGACGCGGGGACAGACTATCCCGAGCAGCTGAACGCCGAAGTCCGCATCAAGGACCGCCGGACGGGCAAGCCCCAGTGGATACTTCCCCAGGGCAAGAAGGACAACCACGCCCTCGACTGTGAAATCCTTGCGCTGCTGGCTGCCGTTCGCTGGGGCATCGCCGGCAGGGAAACCGCCGAAACCGACTTGCCTTCCGCATGAGGTCGGGCAACCTGTCTGCAAGGGTACGGCGTTTAGTGTTGTGGGTGGAAGAGACTCATGGCGTGGGCTGGGCGTCGTACCCCCCTTTTAACTTCCATTCGGGGCATATCTAAATGGCATCCGGCATCTTCATCGGCCTCACTGAGTGCGAACTCCTGGACATCAAGGCCAAGGCTTTGGCGATGATTACCGAGGGCAAGACGCTGATGTCCTACTCGGACTCGGGTTCCTCCGCCTCGAAGCAGTTCGCGATGCCGCCCAAGGAGATGCTGTCGGAAGCGATGTTCGCCCTTTCTCGTCTGGACCCTGCCACCTATGGTCGTCGCGTCACGATCATCTCGACGGACTGGCAGAACCGAAACGACTGATTTATGGCCCTCCGCAAGAAGATTAAGACCGTCAGCCTGCGTCCTAAGCAGCCGAAGGCCACGCCTGCCGCCCCTCAGCCGCAGGCTTCCTACGGCGATTGGCAGAGCATCGGCGTGACGCGTGCCCGCCGTTCGGCCTACGGCGCTGAACCTCGTGACCTACGCCGTGACCTGACGCCTTACGACCGCCTTACGATGATGCGGAAGTGCCGCTGGGCGGAGCGTAACTCCGGCCTGTTCAAGCAGATCCTCGCGGATATGTGCCTCTACACCGTGGGCGACGGCATCAAGCCGCAGTCCCACGCAAGCACCCCGGAGATGCAGGAACGCTACGAGGCTTACTTCGCGGAGAAGGCCAAGCGCATCGACATCACGAACCGCTTCTCGTTCTATCAGGCTCAGTCCATCCTCCTTCGCGGCATGATCCGTGACGGTGACTCCTTCGCCGCCAAGGTCCGCAACGGCGCCGGCGAAGCCAAGATTCAGCTGATGGAAGCCCACCGCGTCGGCGACCCTCTGGAGGGCAAGGTGCCCGAAGGTATGCACGACGGCATCCAGTTCGGTCCGTATGGCGAATACATCGCCGTAAACATCTACCGCTCGGACGGCTCGTCCCGCCAGATTCTGGCCCAATCCATGATGATGGTCGTCGACCAGGAGTACGCGAGCGGAGCCCGTGGGGTACCCCTGCTCCAGCACTCTATCAACTCCATCCAGGATGAGATGGAGATACTGGCCCTAGAAAAGCAGGGGATTAAGGACAATGGCGACGTCACGAGGATTATCGCCAAGGAAAATGGGGTGCTCGATGGTGACATGGCAGCCGAACTTGGTGCAGTCGCTAACGGATCATACGCCAACCTTGCCAACACAATGGGCGGAAAACTGATTACTCTCAGCCCCGGCGAATCCATGACGAGTTTCCAGAGCAATCGCCCCAACGCGACCTTTGTCGGATTCCTTGCGGCCCTCGAGCGCGACATCAGCATGGGCGTGCTGCCTTATGAGTTTGTCAGCGACTCGTCCAAGCTCGGCGGCGCTACCGTCCGCCTGATCACCGCCAAGGCTGGCCGCGTGTTCGGCAAGTATCAGAGCATCATCATCGAGAACTTCTGCGTCCCGACTTGGGGCTACATCATCGGGCAGGGCATCGCCGCCGGCGAACTCCCCGACGACCCGCAGTGGAACCAAGTCTCTTGGACCACCCCGAAGTCCGTCACTGTCGACGCTGGCCGCGAGGCCGCGAATGACCGAGCCGACGTCGAGATGGGCTTGCTCTCCATGTCCGAACTCTACGCCCAGCGCGGTCTAGACTTCCGTTCCGAGATGGCGAAGCGAGCCTCCGACATGGTCCACATTAAGGACTTGGCGGCTCAGTATGGCATCCCCTTCGAGCTGCTCTTCCGTCCGTCGAACACCCCGGTCGGCACGATTGGCGGCGACGTCATGGAAGGCCCCGAGGCCGAAGGCGAAGACGAGCCCGCCGATCAGGAAGAACCTGAAGAGCTCGACCAACCCAACTCTTAACACAATGCGTTTCCTCACCAACGGACTGTCGGGCCGCGAGCCCCTTCTCATCGACCCGACCAAGGCCAAGGACCACGCTGTCCTCGCCGAGAAGTTCGGCTTCACGGATATGCTCGCGCAGCTCTTCGGAGTCGCCCCTGCCCCCTACGTCGTCGACGGCGTGGGCATCGTCCCCATCGTGGGCGTGATCGGCAAGGGCCTCTCGCCCCTGGAGAAGATGATGGGCGCCGTGGACGTGAATGACGTCTCCGCCGCCATCGACGCCTTCGCCGCGAACCCCGAGGTCGAGAAGGTCGCCCTGCAAATCTCGTCCCCTGGTGGCACCGTCACCGGCGTTGAAGAACTCGCCAACAAGGTCCGCAACCTGAGCAAGCCGACCCTCGCCTACACCGACTCCGAGATGGCGTCCGCCGCCTATTGGATTGGCTCGGCTGCCGACCGCGTCGTCGCCTCCCCCTCGTCCACCGTGGGCAGCATCGGCGTCTACATGGCTATCCCTGACTACTCCGAAGCCGCCAAGATGCAGGGTATTAAAATGGTCGTCATCAAGTCCGGCAAGTTCAAGGGCGCGGGCATCGAAGGCACGAGCCTCGACGAAGGCCAGATGAGCAACCTTCAGGAAGGTGTCGACACGATCCACGCCGAGTTCAAGGAAGCCGTGAACATGAAGCGCAAGATGGTGAAGGCCGAAGCCATGGAAGGCCAAGTCTTCTCCGGCAAGCAGGCCGCCGCCCAGGGCTTGGTGACCGGGCTGGCCGACTCCTTCAACGACGCCCTGCGTTCGTTCTAATTCCAACTTCCGCAATATCAAGATGACCATCGAAGAACAGCTCCTCGAAGCCACCGCCGCTATCTCGGGCGTCACCGCCGAGCGCGACGACCTCCGTTCCACTGTCGAGAAACTCACCGTTGGCGCCGCCTCCGAGCTCGAGTCCCTCAAGGTCGAAGCCGCGTCCAAGGACGCCAAGCTCGCCGAACTGACCGCCGCCCTCGAAGTGGCCGCCAAGGAAGTCGAAGGCTTCAAGGCGATGGTCGCCTCGCTCGAAGCCAGCAAGGTCAACGCCTCCAAGGAAGCCGCCAAGATCGTGGCCTCCGTCGGCGTCTCCCCGGTCGAAATCAGCCCTGCCGACGCCAAGCCGTCCGCCGAGGCCGTCGACCATCTCGCGGTATTCATGTCGCTCCCGGTCGGCTCCAAGGAGCGCAACGAATACTTCGCGACCCACAAGCACGCCATCATCAAGGCTGCTCTCTGATTTTCCCTTAACCCTCACCCAATCATAACACACCATGGCTAACTCCATCGTCGCCGCTCCGTCCATCCTGGCCGAGTCGGTTATCGCTTCCCTCAAGGGCAAGCTCCCCGCGCTCCGCGCCTTCTCCAGCGTCTTCACCGCCGCTGAGTCTGGTGCCGGCAAGACCGTTCAGGTCCCCCTGATCGGCACGTCCACCGCCACCGAGTTCTC